TGAAAATAAGATTCTGCAAATAAAATACGCCCCTGAGATAATCAGAAATCTCCATTGGAATCGTTCGGTTGCGGTTAGGTGCTTCATGTGTGGGTTAATTAAGCTAATTCAAGTTTAACAGTTTTGATTTTGAAACGCTCAAAGCCCTGTTCAATGGCTATCTCGTTGGCTTCAAGTTCATCAATTAACTCATAATCTTCAACATCATATCCTGATTCATTGCCAGAAATAAAATCACTACCATCAAAGTAATAATCTGTACCATTCCATGTTGTTAGACAAGTAACTTGTTTTGTTGTTTTTACTGTTTCAGTTGCCATTTTGTGTTCCGTTTTAAATTATACCCAAAGATATATTATTGCTTATTTCCATGCAAATAAAATACCACGAAATTGGCGAAATATTACACGAAGGGGGTCAAATACTTGTTAAGGGTTGCGCATATTTATTGCTATGCTCCATTTTGCTTTGCCCACGCTTGCAGTAGTAAGTTAATTCCGTTGGCAACCTGATTATAACTCAACTCATAATTCCATTGCGTCAATGAGTGTTCAAATACTCTTTTACAATGAGTTTCGTTTTCGGGTTGCTCTCTAAAGTTTTCTACCGTAGTGTCTTTAGTTATTTTCAATTCATGTCTTACGCTTTCAAGGTAAGAGTGTACATAGTACATTAGTAATGTGTATTTCTCAGTCATTTTGTTTGATAATTACCGTTCATTCCGATTAACATACTCTTTGCCGTAGTATTCCTTGTAGAGTGCTTTTGCCTTCTCAGAAGCCTTTTGTCTTGCCTGCTTTGACCCTGCATTCAGGTAGTCGTCCAAGGCGAGCATAGCCCTGTGAAGTAGTTCGGTATTGGAATCGTTTTGTTTCTTTTCCATTGGTTTTATATTAAATTATTTAATTGATTCAAAATAATCCTTTGCGGTGTTTACATTAAACTTAACCCGTTCTGCATCGGTCAATTCTCTTATGCCTCCACACATTGAGCATTCCATTTTAGAAAATGCCTTTGGGGTTGTATTGGTTATTTGGTAATCGTGCTTACCATCATTTAAACAATCAGCCTTTTTGGCTTCATAGTAAAATGAAATTGAAGTTTGAAACACAAAGTTCTTTTCGCAATGAGGGCATTCTTGTTGATGATTAACACCTTCTTCATAACCAAAACCATCGTCGTGGTTTATGTCAAATTCTTTTTCGCAATAAGGGCATTCAATATCCATTGGTTTTATGTTAAGGGTTCAACTTTATCCAAAAACTTCTCCAACCTATCCCACGCATCTACCGCCAAGGGATCGTTTATGGTCAACTTATCGTTAAACTCGGTTATTGCGTGCAAGATGGTCGAATGGTCACGCCCTCCAAACAGTGCGCCTCGTGCCTTTAAACTTACTTTGGGATAGGCTTGGGTAATCTTGCGTATTAGTGCATACCGAACAACCACAAGCGAGTGATAACGGTCTTTGGAGGTTATATCCTCAATTCCCATTTGTCTAATTCGTTTGCCACTATGCTGAATCAAGTCGAATGATTCTACGTATTCCTTATACGCCTCTAAGCGAAACGGTACGGCTGGGTTGGCTTGGGAAAGAATTAAATCTTCTATGTGCGCATCAACTACCTTGGGGTCTAAAAGCATACAGGCTCGTTCGTAGGCGGTCATAATAAATGTTCCGGTAAATTATCCAACTCAAATTGTTCCAAAAGGTAATCAAAATCATCACTACTAATCGAGGGTAGAATATTAATATCCTTATCCAATACCTTCAATATATCAATGTCGGGCGATTCGGCAGGGCTATCATACGTTGCAGATTCGTAGCTTCCTGAAATCGTTCCGACGATGGTTACGTTTCGAGTAATCTCGTTACAGTCGGTAAAGGTTAGATCTAATGTGGTTTTTCTCATAATTCGTGGTTATTATCTTCCTCGCCCATCCTGAGTATAATGTAACTCAATACTACAATGAGCAAGATGGTGAATGTTGTGCCTAATAGATTGGTCATGTGGTGGGTAATTAAGATTAGTCAAATAACCCAACTTGATTCTTTTGGGAAACCAATGATTTTAAATTTGCCTTGGCTAAATCAAAGTAACTTTCTTTTAATTCAAATCCAATACCCTTGCGTTCCATTTTAACCGCTTGGTAAACTTCACTACCAATACCCATGAATGGAGTAAATACAACGTCTCCCTTATTGGAATATAAATGAATTAGTCTTTGAATTGTGTCAAGTTGCAAGGGGCAAATATGCTTTTCGTCATTTTCTTCCCTTCCATTTCTAAATCCTTGTAGTGTGTTTCCGTAATCAATATCCATCCAAACAGGGGATGCGTACTTCTGCCACAAGTCAACACTTAATTCTGTATTAGTTACAGGATTATTTCTTTCTCCATCTTTTCTAAAAACCATTACATAGTCAGGTATCCCAACTCGGCTCATGGTGCTATCTTTTTTCACCTGCTTATGTAGTAATCCGAGTGCCTTTGTTCTTTGCATTTCAATCACAGGGTCTTTCCAAATTGTAATACGACTTGCATAAATAAATCCAGCATCTTCAAACGCCCTAAGAATCATTCCTGAGAAATCGCGCAATCCAATAAAACCTTCTTTGCCCTTTTGAATGGGTAAATCCATACAATGAACTGCCACATTTCTACCGCTCATCATAACTCTGTATAATTCCTTAATAAGAAAATTAAACTGAGTTAAAAACTCATTATAATCCTTTGAATTTCCCATATCTTCCAAGTGGCTTGAATATGTATAAAGTTCTGCAAATGGAGGGCTAAATACGCTTAACCCAATGCTTTCATTCTTTACATTTTTTATCAACTGAATACAATCACCCCTTTGAATTGAAAACCATTCATTGTTTTCCTCAACAATATCAAATTCTCCTGCTTTCATGGATTGTCCATTCAAGTTTAGATTTACTGCTTTTGCCATTTCTTCCTGCATGATTTCAAATTGTTTTTGTTTAGTGTCTATTGCTTGTTTAACGTTTGCCATTGTATCGGTTGTTATCAAATAAATGTTTACTTCGTTTTTTTGTCCAAACCGATAACTTCTTCGGATAGCTTGATATAGCCCTTCAAATGAGAAATCTAAACTTGCAAAAATTTGATTTCTACAATTTTGATAGTTCATTCCAAAACTTGCTATCTTGGTTTTAGTAATCAAAATTCTAAATTTATTATTTGCAAACCCCAATAATTTATCCTTTTTCCATTCATTACTATCACTACCTTTTACTTCAACTGCATCAGGAAGTAATTTTTTAAGCATTTCTCCTTCTTCATTTTGCTTAATCCAAATAATAAAGTTTTCATCCGGCTTATCGTTGACTAATTTTACAACTTCATCAAGTCTTTCAATTTTTGTCAATCTTAATTCATGATTAAAATTTGTTGCTGATATTATAGTATCATTAAATAAAATGCCGTTATCTCTCTTTGGTGTTATAATTTGATTTTCCAAAATATTCAACCTTGGTAAATCATATCCAATCATTTCAAAACCAATATCCATTGGCTTATTTAACATTATAGCCCAACTACCTACAAACTGATAGAACATCTTTACAGCGTGTCCTTTTAGCCTCCATTTAGCCGTTTCGCCTCCATCGTGAACAAAGTACATTGCTAACATTTCATTTCGGCTCATAACGTCTAAAAATTCGCTATGATTACCCAACTCCATAGGGTCGTTTGGCGATGGTGTTGCAGTGCAAGCTAATTTGTAAGGGGTATTAATAAAATTATCAATTATTTGTCTTTTGGTAGACCCTTCGAAATTCTTTAAAATGCTACTTTCATCAAGCACAATGCCGATATAAATTGAACAATCAATATTATTAAGTTGGTCGTAGTTTTGAACATCAATATTTGTCATATCAATTCCAAACTTTAATCCTTCTTGTATTGTTTGCCCAACAACCGCCAAAGGCGCAAGTATTAATACTGGTTTACCTGTATTTCGATATACCTGATTAGCCCATTCCAATTGCATCAATGTTTTGCCCAATCCGCAATCAGCAAAAATTGCATATTTGCCAGCCATCAAAGCCCTTCTTACTATGAACTTCTGGAAGTCAAACATCTTATTGTTTAACTCTGATTCATTAACATCAAATCCGGACATGATGATTCTTCTTTGTTTCTTCTCAAGAAACTCAAAATAACTTTCCATTGTTTTCATGTGGTCAACTTAATAATCGTTTGAACGTCATTCGCATGGCACGACTTGTACCATCTATCGCTGATATACATACAGATAGCCTTCGCTTTGTCGA